AGCAAGCTGGCTATGAACCTAATAAACTTGGATATTCAACAATGCTTAGTTACCCTGCAGAATATAGTTTTGGTGGACATTATGATAAGGCTAAACCCATGTATAAAGAAATATTTAATAAACCTGGTTTAGCTACTTTAATGCCAAAAGAAGCAGCTGAATTGGATAGAATACAAAGTTCTTTTGTTCCAGCAATCGAAAGACAATTTGGTTATGGCCGGAGCAGGCTTAGATAATGGCAGACAAAGCAATCCAATCTGACGGTACGACCAAACGTTACCTACCCAAGAAAGCATGGGCTTCTCTTTCCAAAGAAGAAAGGGAAGATACTGATCGTAAGAAACGAGAGGGATCTCGTAATGGCAAACAATTTGTCAAGAATACGGAGAAAGCAAAAAAGGCTGGTAAAGCTGCTAGAATGTATAAATCAAAATCTGGGAAATAATGTCTGAAGTAACTGGTCGTATTAAAGAGATTATTGATTCCTACATCGAGCGCGATGGTGGACAGTATGTTGATACGGGCATTGTTGCCAGTCATATTGCACAGATGAAACTCTTTGGCATACGTCAAGGTGTTGAGTTTTTTCCTGCACAAGATAACTTCGGCAATCAGCGCAAGGACTTTATTAGTAAAGTAGTTAAATACAACAAATTAGATACACGGTTAGATTCGATTTGGGATTACTTTCTTTGTGATGGAAAAGGGCTTTTTTACATCCGGCCTACTGAGAATAATTATCGTCTCTATTTTTTCCGTAGTCATGAGTATCGCAGTTATTACAATGTCGATGGCGAACTAGAAGAAGTTGTAATCATCTATAGCTATAAGGTAAAGACTGGTAAAGCAAATATGTACCAGGACATGGGCCTTGGTGGTCTTGATTCAGTTCAAAATACAAAACCAGGTGATACTCCAGGTCAGAAACGTTATATCCGATTATCGATTAAAGCATCCACAATTGAAGAGACACACTCAGAAAGTGAGATGTCTTTTGATAATGTCAATGGAATGATGCCAGGGAAAACAAAGAAATTTCCTAATCAATTACGCTTTATTCCTTGTGTTGAGATCTTCAACAATCCAAAGGGATTCACGATGGATGGCAGTGGTGAATTTGATCAGCTGGCAAATCATATTGTTGCTCATGATGATCTTGTTCGCAACATGAAGAAGAACTTACAGTTCTTTGGTAGCCCTACGTTGCTATCGTCCAGACCTAAGACAGATCTAATGGAGCCAGGTAATTCTGAGTCTGGTCCTCAACGCCCATCAATTGCAGCGAACTCTGGTTTCACAAGTATGGCCTCGATGAGCAGGTCTACTTTTAAGCAAGATCCTATTACTCGTGGACTAGATGGTCAGATGCGTGTGCCACGGGTCATTGCTAACCTTGAACCGAATGATCGTGTTGGTTACATTGTTCCAGATGCTATCTCTGGTGACCAAAATGCTTTCGTACGTCAGTTCAGAGAAGAGATCTTAACTTCTTTAGGTGGTGTAGATGAACTCTCAATTTCCGCTGGTGTGACTGCAACTGAGTACAAATCACTATTCGGACGTGTTGCAGCAACTAGCAAAAAGAAAGCTAATTCTATTTACACACATGGTATCTGCCGTTGTTTAGAACTTATTATTTATCAAGAAGAACAGCTATTTAAAGATACGTTAGCTGCAGCTGCAAAGTTTGAGAAGCCTATTCCACCATCAGAGAATGCAGGTCCAGAAGAAGAGCAGTCATATCAACAAGCAATGGCGCAATACGAAGAGATGCTCAAGAAGTTGTTGATGGCTTGCGTGGAAGCAAAGATGATTCCTCCTGGTGTTAAAGGACTGATTCCTGATGGGGATATTACAATGCAGTGGCGTTGGTTAGGCCCTGTTTATGAAGAATCAACGCAAGATGTTTTAAATAATTCAATTGTTGTACGTAACCTACAGGAGTTAGGTGTTGATAGCATTGAAGCACTGAAATATCTTTTCCCATCAAAAACAGATGAGGAAAGAGCGGAGATGCTTTCGGGCTTTCCGTTCAGGATGGTAAACGAATTACAAGGAGCTTATTCAGCTTTTTCTCGTTTGGTAGGGGGCATGATGCAGACCCCTCACCCTCAGGCCCCAGATCTGCCCATGGCGGCAGACCCAAGGTTAGACCTAACACCTTATCTGTATCGAACACTAGAAGCGTTACAAAAGGAGATGAGTTATGCAGGACGCTACCGTCCAATCGATCCCACAGATGAGCCCTCAGTCCGTGGCACCAAGCAATTACGTGGCGGCAGCCCCGCAAGCGCCGGTGGCACCAGTGACTCAGGCTCCGGTGGGAACGTACTACCCCCAGGCGGTTCCCCAGGCGGCACCTCAGGGAACTACCAGTTACCAATCCGTCCAGTCTCAATCCGTCCCCCAATCCCAGGGCTCGACGGCACCCCAGGGGAATCCATGGGAATCGGCGTTCAACAAGGTAGTGAACCTGTTGGGCAGCCCGGTGCAATCCCCGTTCCAGGGAGTACCATCACAGGTCCAGGATCAGGCTCCGATTCAGTATACCCAGGCAAACTGGGGTACTCAGGCAGCTCCAGCCCAGGCTCCAACTTGGGGGCAATCGGCTCCTCAGACCTCGCAAACAAGCCAGACCTCATACAACAACTCTTCCCCAACTTACTCAGTCAGCTCGTTGGCGGACGTAGCGGAAGTCCTGGATTGGAGTCCAGAGAGTCGGATGGTAGTGGAAAACTACGGGACCGAAGCACCAGCGATTCTAAACCAGTACGCGCTAAATCTCGAAAGCGTAGTAGATAGCTCTATTGCATGGGGCAAAGAAGCTCAAGCGGCTTTTACTCGTGCATCTGATTTCATGATCACGGAGCATCAGGAGAATCTCGCTTATAACGAGATGCTTACTAATCCCGATATCTTGAGTGACTATACACTTAAGTTCTTTGGCCCTGAAGGTCCATACCCCGTGTATGAATCTGAAGCTGAGTTAGCTACTCCTGGTTATCCAACTGCTGCTGTTCCTATGCAGCAAAATAATGTTGCTGGTCTACCTGCTCCCCCACAAGCAATTGCACCACAAGCTCCCCAAGATTTCTGGGGTTCCTTCAAGCAACAGATGGATCAAGATCCTAGCCAAGCCTGGCGTGTTATCAACCAAGCCTCTCCTCAAGCGATTGCTAATAAGCTTTTCGTAATGGAGTGATCGAATGAGACAACTTGCAGGTCGTTATTTAAACGGTATTACAAGTAGTCCTCTTCAATCAGCAGCAGCCGGTGGTCTTGCTACCGCCGGTTTATCTGTTGGAGGAAATCTCGCTTCTGAAGAAGGACGTGAAAAAGGTGCTGCACGTATTGCTCTAGAAGCATTAGGTGCTGGTGCATTAGGAGCTGGTGTTGGCTCACAAATCCCTGAGCTCTTAACAGGCCCTGGCGTGGTTAAGACCATGAAGAACATGGTGCCATCGGAAAGAATATCTAATATTCCTCTTAGCGCCAAAGAGTCACAAGAAATGCAGAGACTAAAAAAAGGACTTAACAAAGTAGATCCTTATCTTGCTTCCCCTGTTTCTGCACTTGGCTTGTTAGCAGCTGGAGGCTTAGGTGGACAGATTGGTGGTGGTGTAGCCAACCTTGGAAACATGGCTGGTCTCGCTATTGATCCTGAATCACCTGGTTCAAGCAACACACAGGGTTCGCGTATGAGTATGCAACCTCAAATGAGTAATCCAGGGGAGTCTGCAATGCAGGCTGACATCCGTGCAATGCGTGAAAGACAGGATCGAAAAGATACTGGAAGCATGCTTGTTTCGGGTGCACTTGGATTAGCTGCATTAGGAACCCTTGGTTATGGAGCAAGGGCCGCCCATCGTATAGGCAAGTAATACTCGCATATGAGTATGAAAACCCAGCAGTTATCCATGTATTAATCAGTACATGTATTACAGACTGCTAAAATTTAATGTAGATAGGACTTTTTGTCCGATCTTTCATCCGACAAAACTATTCCTGCGAACTGGAGGATAAAAGACTGTGTTCTTAGACAACGATTTTCCTAAGATTTTAGGTGCGGAACTATACCGCCCTCATCCCGCTTACATTTGCGAGATGGCCGTTGAGCCTGTGGTCGTTCATGACTTCACCTCACAGCCTGGTCAAACTGTACAGCTGGATCGCTACAAGTTCTGGGGAACGCCCGGCACCAAAGATAGCCGCGAGCGTATCTCAGACCAGACTATTGGTACTGCTAATAGCCGCAACATCACTAAAGAAAAAGTGCTTGTTGTGCTTAAGGAGTACACCGGCCCTGCGGACCCAGGTGATCCTACACAGCCTTCTACCTTTAAGATTGCTCGTGAAACTCTGATCACTGCTCAGCGTTTGCTGCTTGATACCGGCAACCTGAACATGTTCCACCAGTCCATCGGTAGCTTGACGCTGCTTGATGACTATCGTCGTTGGCGTGACCGCGTCTTCATTGACGAACTTGCCAAAGCAGAAGCACAAGGTCAATCATCTTCTACGCAAGGTGGTTACTACTTTGCTGGTGATAAGGCCAAAGATACACAAGGTCGTGTTTCTTACACAGCTGCAGAATATACTGCACAAGTACAACAGTTCTCTGTCCGTACTGACCTTCTTGAAGTCGTAAAAGATCTTCGTAAGCGCAACGTACCTACCTTCGCAGATGGTTTGTATCGTTGTATTTGCGATCCCGTGTTCATGATGCATCTGCGTCGTGACGAAGACTTCCGTGAGATTGCGCGTTATGCAGGTAATCCTGGTCAGGGCATGTATATGTCCAACCCCATGATGCCTAACAACAGTAGCTTCTACATGGGACCACAAGCTGGCCAAGGTTACTTCCTTGCTGGTGAGCCCGTCATGCCTACTGGCGTTCAGTTCGAGGGTGTTAAGTTCTTCGAGTCAACTAACTTCCCCAATAAGAGTCTTAGTGCATCGTTTGATGCAGGTGCTAATTATGCTTCTGAGGAAGTTGCACAAGGCTACTTCTTTGGTCCTCAGGCAGTTGGTGTTGGTATCGGCGGTCCAAACGCACAAGTGCTCATCAACAACAACGATGACTTTAGTCGCTTCATCATCCTGATTTGGCAGCTTTACGCAGGTTTCGAGGTTCTGAACAAGGACTTCATTACCAATGCATTCAGCTTCCTGTCTGACGATGGCGTGGTGTAAGTTAAATCTATAAACCTCTATTGAGAATGTAAATGGCATACTTATCTGCTAAGAAAATTTATCCAGCCGATATGGCTGAGCCTCTTAACGGTTGGTATCAAAATATTGATACCAACGAAAGTGGAACCAACAATGGCTCTAAAGGCGGCCCTACTTCTGTATTGGCTAATCCCGGCTGGCGCTTTTTCCAGCTCCGTGGTTACGTTCCTGTAACCAATGCTTCTGGTGACGGTTATGTCACTACTGCTGAAGTCATCATCCCTTCTCCTTATAAGAATGATGATACTCGTGTAAACATCACTGGCATGGTTGTCGGCGCTACTGCTGACCGTCCTGCTTATGTTTACCGTTCTTCTGTTTCAGTTGCTAGCGGCTGGGGCGACGGACGTGTCTCCCTTGATGGTCTTACCACTTCAGGTGCTACTCAGGTAATCGGCTTTGGTCCTGGTACCGCTAGTGCTCCTACCACCTTCTCTGGTGTTGTACAAGGCGCTAACGTTACTGCTGTATCGAACAACATCGCTGCAGGCACAGGCGGACTGGGTACTAACCCCTTCCAGACTGCTACGACCTTGACAGCCCCAATGCTCTATAAAGAGTACACAGCTGATCAAGCGTTCCGCGTCTATTCAAAGGCAGCTACTAACTCCACCTCTACTAACGGTGGTTGGGCTATCTCTGATGCTGACAAAGCAGCTGGTCGTTATGGCTACATCCTGGTTGAAGTTTGCTTCGTCCAGCCTGATGTATCTGTTGAGTACGACGATCTTGAGCAGTACCTCCCTTACAAAATTGCTTCCTAGTAATTTTGTAAAAGTGCAATAAATAAAGCTAAGATAGGACCAGTAAATAAATGCTGGTCCTATGCTTTATAAACATAACAGAACAGGGGCACGACTTAAAGTTGTAACTGAATGGGATGAAGGAGATTGGTTCATGGTCGAAGACCAAGACGGTAAGGTCTTCACTGTATATAAAACAGAACTTGTCCCAGATGAGCAAGCGACGAAACAAGTCAAAACTCTTCAAGTTAAAGATGCAGCAAAAGGTGATGAACCACGCAAGTTCCCAACTGAAACTCGTTTAAACATCAATGGCGCAACTGCTCAAATGATCGCTGATCATATTAAAGGAGTTGGTATAAAAACAGCCAGAGATATTAAAGATTTGCAATCTTCTTTGTCGGGTGAAAGATTTAACAATCTTGAACAGTTGCGACAGATTTCACGAGTTGATTGGGACTCTGTGTTTGCTGCAGACCTTGTTCGTGTTTAATCAAAGCCCTTCGGGGCTTTTTTAATTTATAATGAAAGGATACGGTTGTGGAAAGTGTCACAGTTATCCGATTTCAATAAGAGTCGTATTAGATACCATCTGGGTTACTACATTGTTAGTATTCCAGCAGGTGACTATGCACGCTTAGAAGAAGCAATGAATTCCGTACCGGATTCAGTGTTTGCAGATAAACTTGTTTATCAAATTGGACGTTGTGATGCAGCTGAACGTAAGACGCAATTAGCTTCTTTTGAAACAGATTTCCAACCACCGAGTACAAGAGTTGAAGGCATTGTTGGAGACGTTGATCGTACGATCCGTTCTAGCAATGTCAAGGAAGCTTTAAAAGTATGGGACGAAGTGTATCTGTATGAGACTAATCGTCTTGCACAGATTCTTTATGTACCTAACTATAAAGATCCTTTCCAGGCACGTTATCGATACGAGCGTTCTGGAGCAGAGTTCATCATGGCTCTACCTGGCCCTGCAGATACAGCAGTGGGTGCCAACCTCTACCTCCACGTTAATTACAGATAATTATGGGTTACTTTGACATTATTCGTAACGCAGTTACAAGAACACCTGTTGCAGGTAAGTTTCTAAAGCAGCTCTTAAAGGGTGGTGCATCAAGTGCTGCTAGTAAAGGAAGAGTTCCTAAAGGCTTTACACAAGGAGCATCACCTGCACCAGCAGGAACAACTGTAGGACGTGCCGTTTATTCAGGCCAGACAAATCCAATTGTTGGACCAGCTCCAACAAGATTAGCGGGTACAGGAGGAGGATTTAACTCAGTAATGGACTTTGTTGCCCCAGGGAAGGGCCTTGGGGGACGTGCATGGGGATTAGGTGGAAGAGCAATTAACGCAGTTGGCCTTTATGATGGAGGGAAGAAACTTCTTCAAGGTGATGTTGGCGGTGCGGCTCAGTCCCTAGCATATTCTTTCCCTAAACGTACTTTAGGATTAGCATCAAAGGTACTTGGGGGTACAGGTCTTGGCGCTATAGCAAAGCCTTTAATTGGAGCAACTGCTTTACTAGCGTTAACTCCAGGTAGTGGAGGCAATTCAACAATGGAGGATTACTATAAAACGCTTACACCAGAACAAAAGAAAAAGTTTGAAGCTGATACTAGAAGTGAGCAAGAAAATATGTCTGATGAACAGAAGCGAATTATGGGCATTACTCCTGCTGATCCCTTAGTGACAAGGCTTCCTGATAGCTCTCCTTTCGTTCCTGACTCTAGTAACTTACCGTCTTCTCCTGAAGCTGTATTATCTAACCCCTTGCAGCAAAAGATGGCTGA